TATGGCAGAACTGATTAGTGAAAGATATAAGTATTCCATTAGTCTCCACCCCAAACCAAAGACCGGTAACTGGAACGGTTCGGGCGCACACATCAACTTCTCGACTCCATCCATGCGTATGGCAAGGTCATCCAGTATAGAATATCTGGAAAGTGTTTGTGATGAGTTCGGTAATCATCCTGAACTGATTCGTGTGTATGGTGAAGACAATAATCTTCGACTGACAGGAAAGCATGAGACTGCACATATCGAGGACTTCTCGTATGGTGTTTCGGATAGAACCAAGTCTATTCGAATTCCTGTGGATACTGCAAACGAAGAACGCGGACATCTCGAAGATCGAAGACCCGCGGCAAACATGGATCCATATCAGGCGTTTACATCTATCATTGGTGTATTGCAACAAGTACCAGTGGCCGCGATCCGCGGCGGCGATGAGGCAGAGGTTGAGCATGAAGTTGAAAGTGGAACTTGAACATGCAACATTGAAGGTTGCACATAATTTAATTTCTGATAGAATAGATGATCTTGGGAGGAGTATAAAATTCCTCATGAAAGACAAGAGTTGTCCGAAGGACGTATTGGAAGATAAAATGAAACGGCGTGAAAAATTGCGTGAAGCACAAGAAGATATTGGGAGATTACACAATGAGTTTTCTTAATGAAATGATTGGCAAGACAGGTAACAAGTATGCAAGTGTTGTTGCAGATGGTTTAGAAGGAGCAGATGTAGATGGGTTCGTTGATACTGGGTCTTATGCTTTTAATGCTCTGCTTTCTGGCAGTTTGTACGGGGGTATACCTGATAATAAAATTCTTGCGATCGCTGGCGAAAGTGCAACTGGTAAGACGTACTTTACGATTGGCATTGTACATAAATTTCTCCGTGATAACCCTGATGGTGTTGTTCTGTATTTTGACAGCGAGCAGGCAGTAACTTCTGACATGTTCAAGGATCGTGGATGCGATCCGGATCGCGTTGCAGTTTTCCCTGTTGCCACTGTAGAGGACTTCCGTCACCAAGCAATTACGGTTGTAGACAATTACCTTGAACTTGCAAAGAAGGATAAGAAACCAATGCTTATCTGTCTTGACTCGCTTGGTATGCTTTCGACTGCCAAAGAGATGGAAGACACAGCAGAAGGAAAGGGTACGAAAGATATGACTCGGGCCCAAGTAATCAAAGCAACCTTCCGAGTCCTTACACTCAAGTTGGGCAAGGCAGGAATTCCTCTGATCATGACAAATCATACTTATGATGTCGTTGGTTCTATGTTCCCGATGAAGACTATGGGTGGTGGTTCTGGACTAAAGTATGCTGCTTCGACTATCATATATCTCACAAAGAAGAAGGTGAAAGAAGGAACCGATATCATCGGAAATATCATTCACTGTAAACTCTTCAAGGGACGAATGACCAAAGAGAACTCGATGATTGATGTCATGCTCAACTATGATGAGGGATTGAATCCATACTATGGACTTGTCGAGATTGCCATTAAGTACGAGATCTTCAAGAAGGTTTCTACTCGATTGGAAATGCCAGACGGAAGTAAGGTTTTCGAGAAGGTTCTATACAAAACCCCCGAGAAGTATTTCACACCGGAGGTAATGAAGCAAATGGAAGTTGCCGTTGCAAAGGAATTCAAATACGGCATCGAAGAAGAAATTCAAGAAAAGGAAGAAGAAAATGTCGAAGATAGCATTCAGTGATACATACGAATTTATCGAGTACAAGTCAGAAGACGAACTACTCGAAGGCGCCCTCAAGGTAACTGATGGGGATTATAAGGACCTTGTATATCGATACGGACTGGTACAGTTCAAAGAGAACGAGGGACAGATGATCATGAATTTTCAGTTTGAGATTCTTGAGAATCCACATGAAGTAAAGACCGAGGACAACGGCGACCTCATTGATTATATGGGAGATGTTTTGTGCGAAATCATGGAAGAAGAGTTGCAAAACCCTAAAGATGTGGTAGAATATAAGGAAGAACAGTTCGACGAGAAAATGCAGTCAACTGTCGCCAAGATGAAATCCGAAATTGAGGAAATGAGAGACTCTTCCAATGAATCAAGAGAACAATACCGTAGAGAAACTAATCCTTCAGAACCTAATTCTGAATGAGGAGTATTCACGGAAGACCGTGCCGTTTTTGCACGGCGAGTATTTTCACGACATCGTAGAAAAGACTCTGTTCAAGTCTGTTCAAGATTTTATCCTAGAGTATGGCAATCGTCCCACAAAAGAGGCGATTGTCATCTCTTTGGATAACCAAAAGAACCTAACACAAGATCAATTCAATTCATGTGTTGAAGTGTTGAATGATCTGTGTGATTCGTTCACTGAACAGGATGATGAATGGTTGTACGAGAAGAGTGAAAAGTTCTGTAAAGACAAAGCAGTTTACAATGCCATTATGGAGTCGATCCACATCATCGATGGTAAGAACGAAACACAAACAGAAAACGCCATACCAGAAATCCTATCAGAGGCCCTCTCGGTTTCCTTTGATACTCACATCGGACATGATTACATCGAAGATGCCGACGAACGCTATGAATTCTACCACAAGACGGAATCTAAAATCCCATTTGATCTTGAGATGTTCAACACTATCACACAAGGCGGAACACCAAACAAGACACTGAACATGATTCTTGCCGGTACTGGTGTGGGTAAGTCTTTGTTTATGTGTCATCATGCAGCAGCGTGTCTTTCACAAAACAACAACGTACTGTATATCACATGCGAGATGGCAGAAGAACGGATTGCAGAACGTATCGATGCCAACCTCATGGACATCACTATGGATGACATGAAGTCACTACCAAAGCAAATCTACGACAAGAAGTTGGAAACTGCAACTCAGGGTTGTACGGGTAAACTGATCGTCAAGGAATACCCTACTGCCACAGCACATGCAAATCACTTCAGGGCATTGCTCGATGAACTGAAACTAAAAAAGAAGTTTATTCCTGATATTATCTTCATCGATTACCTAAATATCTGTGCTTCGTCACGAATGAAGCAAAATGCAAATGTAAACTCCTACACATATATCAAGGCCATCGCAGAAGAACTTCGCGGTCTTGCAGTTGAAAGGAATGTTCCAGTTTTCTCAGCAACACAAACAAACCGATCTGGATTCAACAACAGTGATGTTGGACTTGAAGATACGTCCGAGTCATTCGGATTGCCAGCAACGGCAGATTTGATGTTTGCTTTGATTTCCACTGAAGAACTAGAAGAAGCAAATCAGATGATGATCAAGCAGTTGAAGAACAGGTATAATGATGTTGTTACCAACAAGAAATTTGTGGTCGGCATTAACCGTGCGAAGATGAAACTGTTTGATGTGGATCCGAATGAGCAAACTGGATTGGTAGATACTAATCTAACAGAAGATACAGAGTATGGTAATGGATTTGGTGAGGACTCGTTCAAGCAGAAATTTGCTGGATGGAATGTTTGATGTCAACGTATATTGATAAGAAGTTTATTAATTTTCTGTCACCTCAACTAGAAAAATTCGCTTGGAAGCGAGATAATCTGGCGAATTGCAGATGTCCCATCTGTGGTGATTCAAAGAAAAACAAGAACAAGGCCCGTGGGTTCTTCTTTCAGAAGGGAACCGACTTCTTTTACAAGTGTCACAATTGTGATGCAAGTTTTTCTTTGTATCGATTACTTGAACAGATTGCCCCTAACTTAATGAAAGAGTATTCTCTAGAGCGGTGGAAGAATGGAGAGACGAGTAAGTCTAACTATATAAAACCGAAGGAAAAAGAGATGTTTAAGTTTTCGAAACCAAATCCAAAACCCAGACCAGAAATTCTGAAGGGTGTGCCTTGTATCAAGGAATTGCCCAAAGATCATCAGTGTGTTGAATTTGTCAACATGCGAGGTATTCCAAAGGAACACTGGGACAAGTTATATTACACAGATAACTTCGGATCATTCATGAAAAGAATTGATCCAGATCGTTATGATATAGTGGGAGTAGAACCCAGACTTGTCATACCGTTCTTCAACAAGGATGGGGAAGTTGTAGCAGCACAAGGACGTTCCATCAATTTCAAAGATGATGCCAATCGAAGACGAACTGTCAAGTATCTCACAGTAAAGAGCGACAAGTCTTCTGATCGACTGTGGTATGGACAATGGAGAGTCAATCCAAAGAAAACAATTTACATCGTAGAGGGCCCTCTCGATAGTCTATTCTTGCGTAACTCAATTGCAATGGTTGGTGCCGGCGCACTTGATCAAATCCCAGCACATCTCAAGCACAGTGATGGTGTTTATGTATTAGACAATGAACCAAGAAACATTCAGATAGTTCGATATAACGAAAGACTGATCGAACTCGGCAAGAAAATTTGTATTTGGCCTTCTGCTATCAAGGAGAAGGATATCAATGACATGGCATACAATAAATCAACTCGAACAATCGAGAAGGTTATCAACGACAACACGTTCACTGGTATGAGAGCAACCCTCAAACTAAATCAATGGAGACGAGTATAGAATGTCTGAAATTTCAGTATGGATGTGGGTAGGGTTTCTCCTCGCCGCATACAGTGTGATTGCAAATGATTCGATCCAGACTCTCGGAACTTGGATTGCGAGTAACAAAAAGGTAAATTGGAAGATCATGTGGGCATACGCCTCATCTGTGCTTCTTATTGCCATCTGGTATGGTTGGTGGGCATACGACGGAGATATATCTTACGGAAGACTCAACAAGATTCCGTTTGAGGGAGTAGAATGGTATCAAGCACTGGCCCCAGCAGTGCTTCTTGTATTGACCCGTTTCGGTGTTCCCGTTTCTACTTCATTCCTAGTGCTTTCTGCCTTTGCATCAACACTGGTGCTACAGAAGGTTCTGATGAAGTCGATGCTTGGGTATGCTGTTGCAGGTGTTGCCGCATATTTCATCTGGTTGATGCTCACTCGCCTGATCGATGAAGGTAAGAGTATCAAAGAATCGAATAAACGAAAGTGGATGATTGCTCAGTGGATAACCACAGGATTCCTTTGGTGGACATGGTTGAGTCATGATATGGCAAACATCGCCGTATATCTTCCACGACAGATTCCAGTTGAAGTGATGTTTATAATCTCCGCCGTGTTCGTTGGTGGACTTGCATGGATGCTTCAGCACCGAGGTGGTAGGATTCAGGAGATCGTAGTACAGAAGAAAAATACGAAATATGTTCGATCTGCAACCTTGATTGATCTCTTTTACTTTGTTATACTATACATCTTCAAGGAAGTAAACGACATTCCTATGTCAACAACTTGGGTGTTCGTCGGACTTCTTACTGGTAGAGAACTTGCCATTGCCTCTTTCCGTCAGAAAGATGGTATCAAGAAAGTGTTCCCGATTGTAGGGAAAGATTTCTTGAAGTTAATGGTTGGATTGGCAGCATCTGTTATTATCGTACTAATTGTTCAAAATATTAAGGATTGATATCATGAGAGTTTTAGATAGAGGACATGTTCAACTCGTCGATCACATGGGAAGTGATTTGACCGTTTGCAATGCAGCGAGAGTTTCATTCAATAAAGAAAGTGATTGGTGTACAGACGAAGCAGCAGTCACCCGACTTGCCGAAAGTGGATCCCAATACCATCTCGAAGACGTAAGGGATCTGTGTGATGGTGATAAGAAGTTGATCCGTTACCTTGCAACTCATAATCATTGGACGCCGTTTGCACATCCTCAAATCACGCTGAGGATCAAGGCACCCGTGTCGATCCGAACTCAGTTCTTCAAGCACAAGCAAGGATTTGTTGAAAATGAGATCTCTCGTCGTTATGTCTCGTTCGAACCAGAGTTTTACTACCCATCATGGCGAGGGAAACCAACAGATGGAGCAAAACAAGGCAGTGATGACTTCATTTCGGTTCATCCTGAGGCAGAGAAGAACTTTGATAATGTGATGCGTCTTGCAATGTATACATACAATGAACTACTTCGTAATGGAGTCGCTCCAGAGCAAGCACGATTCGCTCTCCCGCAGGGAATGTACACGGAATGGTTCTGGACGGGTTCTCTTGCTGCGTATGCAAGATTCTATAAGCAACGCATCGATGAACACGCACAATGGGAGATTCGAGAATACGCGGCGACGATTGGTAGGGTAATTCAACCCCTTTTCCGCGAATCGTGGAAGTATCTCACGGCATAAATAATAAAAAAGGAGTCTTTTTATGCCCTCAGCATATCACGAAATAATAATAGAACAGGGTGAAACCCTATCATTATACTTGACATTCAAAGATGCATCTGGCACGGTCAAAGATTTGTCCGGATCCACTGCTGACATGATGTGTCGTCGATCTGCTAATGCAGATGCTATTTTGTTTCATGCTCAGGGTTCTATAAACGGAACCGATAGTGTAACCTTTTCTGGTCTAACCGGCGGTGGCACTACTGGGGAATATACTCCCGGAAATACATTTGCTGGAACTGCTGGATTGGGTGGTATAACTCTGAACTCAAGTAGTGCAGGTGCAACTGGCACAACTGGTGGAATTTTAATTCAAATGGATGCTGCTACAACAAAGAATATACCACGCGGAAGATTCTTTTATGATTTAGAAATCAACGCAAGTGGTACAGTTACTAAGGTAATTAGTGGTAGATTTGAAGTCCTTGGGGAGATCTCTAGATGAGTCAGAACCGAGTAGAAATTCAACAATCAACTCCGAGTATAATCATTGCATCTAATGCTGGTTTGCCTGGTCCTGTAGGTCCAGAAGGACAAGGAGGTGCGGTTGCATCAGCAGGAAACACTGGTAATACAGGTAATACTGGAAACACTGGTAATACTGGACCTCAAGGATCTACTGGTAATACTGGTGCCACTGGAAACACCGGACCCACTGGTAATACTGGTAATACCGGGCCCACTGGTGCAGATTCAACCGTTGCTGGGCCTCAAGGAACAACGGGAAACACTGGAAATACTGGACCCCAAGGATCTACTGGTAATACTGGTGCCACTGGTCCCCAAGGAACAACGGGAAACACTGGTAACACTGGACCTCAAGGAACAACCGGAAATACTGGTAACACCGGACCCCAAGGAACAACTGGTAATACTGGTAACACTGGACCTCAAGGAACAACCGGAAATACTGGTAACACCGGACCCCGTGGTGCAGGAGGAACCCTTGCATTCCTTTATGTGAACGGACCCCTTGGTGCTTCTGGTGCTTCTCTCGAAGGATTGAGTCTTGGAGTGTCTGGTGCAGGTATTACATTAATATTCAATGGTGGTGAGACAAATGCTCAGGTAACATTCGAAGTATCAGCAACAGGTTCTGGTTCTGGGGATTCTGATGAGAACTTTACCACAGCACTCAAGAACAAACTCGACGCTATTGAAGCAAGTGCTGATGTGACCGATGCCACCAATGTAACATCTGCTGGTGCTTTGATGGATTCTGAACTTACATCTATAGCAGATGTTAAGGCACTAAACCAATCAGTCGTAACATCCGCACACCCCACATTTGCTGGTGTTTCTGCTGCTGGTGTCAGTGCTGACATAGTTGATGTTGGTGATGTCATCAAGTTCACCAGTGGTATGACTGCCGCATCTATTGTTACCACAGTAAACGGTGTATCTGGTGATGTTACACTTGTCACGACAGATCAAAACTTTACCAATGCAGATCATACTAAACTCGATGGAATCGAAGCAAGTGCGGATGTGACAGACGCTACCAACGTGGTCGCAGCAGGCGCACTAATGGATTCTGAACTTGCGTCCATTGCAGATGTCAAAGCATTAGATCAATCGGTAGTGTCGGGTGCAAGTCCCACATTCGGCACGGCCAACTTTACCGATGCGTCTAACAAGAGGTTGATGACGGATGCACAGGAGGCGAAGGTAGATAGTGTAGAAACAAATGCTGATGTAACTGATACTGCAAATGTTCAGGCCGCAGTGACATCTACACACCTTCATGTCGCTGGTATCTCTAGTGATGGTGGTGCTACTTTTGGTGCAGGTATCTTTGTTACTGGTGGTAACATCGTTGGTCCGGATAGAGTCACGGGAAGAGTTATTACTGATGTCGTTCAGAGTCCAGATAATGTAAACTCTTTGTATGGTTATAAAAACAATAACAGTACATGGGTGGTTCAGACTGGTAATAGCACTGCTCAAATTACCGTTTTTTCTGGTGGTGTTCAATCTGCCGCGAAATTAGAAGCAACCACATTCGTCGAAGCAGGAACATATGTCCATGCAGGAACTGGTATATCTCTTGACGCAGGTGGTATCACCTTCGCTGATGGAACCTTCCAATCTACTGCTGCTGGATTAACTCACACTGACGAAAACTTTACTGCTGCCGATCACACTAAACTCAATGGAATCGAAGCAAGTGCTGATGTGACTGATGCCACTAATGTAGCATCTGCGGGTGCATTAATGGATTCCGAACTTGCGTCTATTGCAGATGTTAAAGCATTAGATCAGTCAGTCGTGTCTGGTGCAAGTCCAACATTCGGAACAGCCAACTTCACTGACGCTTCTAACAAGCGGTTAATGACAGATGCACAAGAATCAAAGTTGGATGGTGTGGAGGCAAGTGCTGATGTAACTGATGCTACCAACGTGGCAGCAGCAGGCGCACTAATGGATTCAGAACTTACATCTATCGCAGATGTCAAGGCACTAAACCAATCAGTCGTAACAACTGCACATCCAACATTCGCCGGTGTCTCTGCTGCTGGTGTTAGTGCCGACATAGTTGATGTCGGAGATCAGATCAAGTTCACTAGTGGTATGACTGCTGCATCGATAGTTACCACCGTGAACGGCGTATCTGGTGATGTCACGATTTCTTCTGGTGGTGCAAGCAACAATCTCGGTATCGGTTTTGTGATCGATGGTGATAGTGCGCCAATTTCCACTGGTGATAAGTTAGATGGCGCACGTTTAATAAATACAGATTCGAAAGTGATTAGTCATCAAGTATACTTACAGGATGGTATAACATCAAGCAATGGGGGAACTCTAGAGGTTGCCCTGAGAAAGACTTCCACATTGTTCGGTTCTGATTCGACAGTCACCGGATCAGCAGTGTATATGAACATCAGTGGATCTGGTGTCACGACTCATACGATTTCGACACCATCTGCTGGTGCGACATACGGAACTTTACTCGCACCATCAACTGCAAACGGAGCAACAGTTGATGCGGCCGAGTGGGTGTATCCATATGTAACGACAAACACTGCAAACGTAGATAAGATACAAATTTTCATCCGGATGGAGGATACTTGATATGACTAGAGGATTTTACGAACCCGCAGCAGACACGACAAATTTTTATGTGAATGTTGATAATGACAGTGGCAGTGAAGATGGACTCTCTCATGCTACAGGATTTAAAGACATTCAGGACGGACTAGACGGAGCAACTGTTGGTCAAGTTCTTTGGGTGCATCAGGGAGCAACTTTCCAAGGAACAACTGAAGCAGCATATAAGGTTTCCGGTGGTAACAAGACATTCACCCGGAATGCTCTCCGACACGATGAAACCGGAACCTACGCAGGTCAGACATATGGGTTTCATATTATTGGATATGCAAACGGAAACACACTCGAAACGGTGCATGGAAACGATAGACCGAAACTTCTGGGTAGGGTTACAAATGGTGGACAGATGACAGTCCCGAGTGGCGCCATGTTGTCTAACTTCGTAGTCGAAGGATGGAAATATGGCTCCAATAACAACACTTCCTCTTCATTGGCTATAGAATGTGGAACCATGACGAATTGTCATATTATATCAACAGATGACTTCGTAGGAACGACTGCCAATCATAACGCAGGCCTCGTGATGTCAATCTCGGCGAAGACTCAATGTTATAATTGTGAATTTGAAGATCGGTTGTCCCAGACAAACTTTACTACATTCACAAGAAATACTGGCAGCGAGGGACCTTTCAACACTAATGAAGGGAGATTCCACAATTGCGTTTTCCGTTTCGCCGGCGATGCTGCATGGAGTGCATTCCTGAAAGTAAGAGTCGCTCACGGTGATGGTGGTGAATTTTACGATTGCATTTTCATTGGAAATGGTAATCAAGTTGGAGTTCATTCCCGCGCCGGTCAGGATGGTGGTGGGTCTTCCTCGACAGGCGCCTTTACAACGAACTCAATGCCTGGACAATATCAACATTTCTTCGAACGGTGTATATTTTACAATATGAACACAGGTTTTAGATTTTATGCCCCATCGTCTGCTGGTAATATTAATACCGAATTGAAGTGGGCTGCCCATAAAGGGAGAAAGTATTGGGTGAAAGATTGTATATTCCACACCTGTCAAACAGGAATTCTCCAGAGTTCTTATTCAGACCCAACTAGTTGGTCCTCTGGAACTTTTCATATGGGTGGTCACAACATAGTTGACAGTCCTGTGTTCTACAACATGACATCTGCACAAACATCGGGAGATATGACTGTTCTAAATCCAACAACTTGTACTGAGGATCCATTTGTCGATGCGGCAAACGGAGACTTCAGATTGAATAACAAGGCCGGCGGAGGTGCGTTATTAAAGAACAGAGATTTCCCGGCAAACGGATTTAGTTCCGTGGTAAAATCCCCTCGACGACATTTCGAGCGAGTGAATACTCCCGTCCGAGAAATCACTCGATCCGTCTGATCATATATAGATGATAACCAAAAAATAATTAGGAGCAAATACAATGGCCATTACAGATCCAGAAGCAATTAAGTTCGTGAACCAATACATCCGTCCGATGTGTGAAAATATTAGATACATGAAGGCAAGAGGCGATGACTTCGCAGTGAAGTGGGCACAAATCTCTTCTGACTTCCCAAATGATGCGAATGAAGCAGTAGAAGACGGCAGAGATGCCGAAGGTATTAGTCGTCTTACAGGAGCAGATATCAATGCTGTCGCTACCGTCTTTGCGGCACTCCTCGGAGATATTGATTTAGCGGCCGCAGGAGTTATAGCGAAACCATGTGTCCGTCCATTAATGTACGCACCTGAAGTAAATACTGCTTGACACCAGTATTCGTTCTGCTATAATACATAACTTATTGATATACAAAATTCAGAGGAGTGACACTTATTATGTGTGATGAATTACCCACGCTATACCAGTCTTTTATTCACCTATCACGGTATTCCCGTTGGTTGGAAGAAGAAGGACGCAGAGAGACCTGGCCCGAAACAGTTGCCAGATATTTTGATTTCTTTGAGACTCATCTCAAGGAAGAATGTAATTTCAAGGTAACGAAAGATCAGAGGAACGAACTCGAAAAAGCAGTTCGTGAACTCAAGATCATGCCTTCCATGAGAGCGTTGATGACTGCCGGTGAGGCACTGAGACGCGACAATATTGCAGGGTACAACTGTGCATACTGCGAAGCGAGTCGTCCTCGTTCCTTCGATGAGATCCTCTACGTTCTCATGTGCGGGACAGGAATGGGTTTTAGCGTAGAACGTGATGTCGTAGACAGACTTCCAACGATTGCAGAGGAATTTGATGCGAGTGATACAGTCATTGTCGTCGGTGATTCCAAGATGGGATGGGCAAAGTCTTATAAAGAACTCACCTCGCTACTCATTGGTGGTCAAGTACCACAATGGGACACAAGTAAAGTTCGTCCTGCTGGAGCAAGACTCAAGACATTCGGCGGCAGAGCATCTGGACCGCAACCTCTTGAGGATCTTTTCCAATTCACGGTAGAGACTTACCGTAAGGCCGCAGGCAGAAAACTCACTACCGTCGAGTGCCACGATATCATCTGCAAGATTGCTGAAATTGTTGTAGTCGGTGGTGTCCGTCGATCTGCTCTTATCTCATTGTCTTCACTTACTGATGAACGAATGAGAGATGCAAAGACTGGACAGTGGTGGGAACACAACGCACAACGGGCCCTTGCAAACAACTCCGTTGCATATAAGAGTACACCCGAAATTGGTACGTTCATGGAAGAGTGGTTGTCTCTCTATAAGTCAAAGAGTGGCGAGAGAGGTATGTTTAGTCGTGCTGCGTGTCAGGATCAGGTAAAGAAGATTGTTGACGAACGCCGAGATCCAAACTACAACTTCGGAACCAACCCATGCAGCGAAATCATCTTGCGTGATCGTGAGTTCTGTAATCTAACAGAAGTTGTCGTTCGTGCTGATGACACAATAAAGACTCTCAAGGAAAAGGTTCGTCTTGCAACGATCCTCGGAACATGGCAGTCTACCCTTCTGAACTTTAAGTACCTGTCTAGTGAGTGGACGAAGAACTGCGAAGAAGAAAGACTTCTTGGTGTTTCTCTCACGGGTATCATGGACAACGCATTACTCAATGGTTCTACCAACGGTAAACTTGCAGGAACCCTAGAAGATCTCAAGTCCCATTCTGTTGATGTCAACAAGACATGGGCAAAGAAACTACACATCAACCAATCTGCTGCTATCACTTGCGTGAAACCAAGTGGAACAGTTTCACAGTTGGTTGATGCTGCATCTGGTATTCATGCTCGACACAATCCTTATTACGTTCGCACTGTCCGTGCGGATATCAAGGATCCTCTGTGTGTGTTCATGAAGGAAAAGGGTTTCCCATGTGAACCAGATGTAATGAAACCAGAACACACGATGGTTTTCTCGTTCCCACAGAAGTCACCTGATAAGGCGATTTGTAGAACGGATCTGACTGCCATCGAACAACTTGAACTTTGGTTGACATACCAGAGACATTGGTGTGAACACAAACCTTCTATCACGGTTTCCGTTAAGGAAGACGAATGGATGGAAGTTGGTGCATGGGTATACGATCACTTCAACGAGATGTCAGGAGTTTCATTCCTTCCATTCTCAGATCACACATACAGACAAGCACCATATCAGGATTGTACCAAGGAAGAGTACAATGAACTATTGAAGACGCTTCCAGAAAACATCGATTGGTCTGGCCTCGGAGAGTACGAGAAGGAAGATCAGACCGCTGGAACACAAACATTTGCATGTACAGGCAACTCTTGTGAAATCGTAGATTTAACAAACTGATCTAAAACATAAAGGAGAAAAATTATGAAAATGATCAATGCTATTATTACATCATGTCTTTTCAGCGGAGTTGCTGTAGGACAGGATATGGACAACGACGCATTCAGTCTTGTCCTCGCTGATGCCTCAACAAGAGCATCACTCAATGACAATCATCTCGGCATCAACGTCGGTGGTTTCATTCAAACTGGTTGGGAGTATTCCAACGGTGGCGGACTTCCCGCCCAAAATGGTTTTTCGGTTGACCGCGCCCGTCTAACCTTCTCAGGAGATACGAGCAACGAGAGTTTCTCTTACCTCGTCAGTGGTGAATGGTCGGACGCTACCAACAGTTTCGATCTGCTTGATGCAGTCGTTACTCTTCGTATGTTCGAAGAAGCAAACATTCGAGTCGGACAGTTCGTTCCCCAGTTCTATGCTGGATACGTCACTGATCCAACTCAACTCACAACCCTGAACTATAGTGTCACGGCACTTACCTTCGGACAGGGACGCGGAGCAGGTGTTGAGGCCTTCCGATCATTCGGTGACTTCGAAGTCAGCGCCTTCTACAACAATGGTTTCGATACTGCTGGTGTAGGAGTTGGAGACAACAAGTATGCCATCGGTGTCGCAGCGAATTATCGTGTGAATGACTCCGTGTCACTCAACGGTGGTTGGGCATATGATTCTGTCACGGAAGGTGTGAACAGTTTCACCTTTGGTGGTACACTCACCGAGGGTCTTCTTACTCTCGATGCAGACTGGATTGCTAATGATGCAGGTGCTGGTAGTCTCGACAACTGGTCAGTAGTCACTACTGCTGCATATAAGTGCTTCGATAAGTTCGAAGGATTTGCACAGTGGGAAATTGGTGACTACGATGGTAGTCTCAACATTCTCACCGTAGGTGGTAACTACGATCTCGCTCACGGACTTGTCTGGACCAACACGGCCGGGTATGCTCTTGAGGGTATCGGTAGTAACTTCGACACAGAAAACACTGGATGGCGATCTGGTTCCGATTCGGGACAGTTCGTTCTCCGTAGTGGTATCACTATTAGTTTCTGATTTAACGAAGTAACCTGTACACAACCTAAGACCTCTCGTATAAATACTCTTTATACGGGAGGTTTTTTATGGCCATTGCAGGAATCGATTACAGTTTAACATCACCAGCAGTATGCGTTTTTTCCAAACCATCATCTGCTAAGTTCAAGTTTGAGCATTGTTTGTTCTTCTATCTCACAGACACCGAGAAATATGCAAAATCATTTCTCAAGAACATAAAGGGTGAGCGATTCAAGTCAATTGGATCACCCGTCAACTTATGTCCAGACTCCGGACGTTACGATAGCATATCAGACTGGGCAATTGACTGTATCGTGGGATGTGATCAAGTAGCACTCGAAGGATATGCCTTCAATGCAACTGGTAGAGTATTCCAGTTAGCAGAGAACGTGGGAGTTCTGAAGTACAAGTTATTCCAGTCTGCCACGCCACTTGAGGTTGTAGCACCAACTGAAGTAAAGAAGTTCGCAACTGATAAAGGTAATGCATCCAAGGATCTCATGTTCGATGCGTTCGTAAAAGAGACGGGAAAGGATCTGTGTAAGATCATGACACCTAAGAAAACAGGCGTCCAGAACCCGGTATCGGATATCGTGGACGCCTATTACATCTGTAAGATGCTACACGGAAAGATCAACGGGTATGCTTAAATCCATTCCGAACTTTAACTTCGTTTATTATTTTCTTGGTGGACGCATCGGTGATTGTGTATGCCACACCACCTTTTGAGAACATTTCGTTTCGAACGTCCTGTGGCATCTTTTCTTTGATTACCTCGACTAACTCCACCACTTGATCGTTTGTCTTTCTTTCCGTCTTTGCTCGAAGGATAAGATAGATCAGAGTACCAACAGCAGTTATGATTCCTGCTATGGTGATCCAGAATCCTACTGCTGCAATCTCTTCTAGGTAATACACGGAAGCAGTAGCAAAACCAAGAATCAGAAGTCCTGCAAGGATAAGCGTACCGCCGAGTTTCTTGCTGTATGAAACCATGAAGATACCAAGAATGAGTCCGGCGAACCCTATCACATAGAACAGGGTAATCGTACCATAAAAGTTCTCGATCGCCTCGCGTCGTAAAGCGGCATCTTCTTTGTTTAACTCTGCAACTTCTTTTTCCAGTTGTGCCACTTTGGCGCCACTTTGTCGAATTAATTCATTTGCACGATTTAGGTCTTCTAATGCCTCTTTTGTCTTTATTGTTTCATTTTCGATGACGTTAGTTTCATCGATTATGTTGTGCGCCCTGTCTTCGATGCGTTCGATCTCCGGTGTTCGTTCTCCAAACGCCGTGATATCAAGGATACCATCCGCATCTCTACGAATGGTATCACTACTCTCCTCAATTATAGTAGAGGATTCGTTTATTTGTTCTGTTGTTTCTTCCTGAACTTCTATCGCGTGAGTGATCGTACTCGACGCTGATGGTTCTGGTGTAGTTTCACATCCGATTAAAAGACATGACAATAAGAGTAACCTTTTCATTTTCACCTCCTGCGGAGTAGATACTGCATCTCCCCAGTTTTCTCGTTTCTAACAATTACTGACTTGGAAGGGTTTCGATGGGCGAACTTTTTGATGTCTTCTCGACCCACATCTTCCATCTTGAGTTTGCGATTCCATCTTTCGTGTTTAGTTCTTCCATAGTTGCATTTCATGTACTCGTCTTCGGTAACATCAAACACTCTCGCACCAGCGAAGGATTCATAACCTTCCTTGACTTGGTTTCTTCTCTGAACGTCCCCAGTCATACCCTTCTTCACAGGAGGTTCGTCACCGAGTCCTGCAACCTGTCCAGAACCAGCGTTGTTTGCTGGTACGTCTTCAGTTAACAGCAGACCTTCTTCTTGTGCATACTCTAGGATATATTGTTCTACAAGATTCCAATCGGTATACTTACCTTCTGCCTCTTCTTTCAGCAAAAACAAAGCAGCAGCAAAGGAACCAAATCTACTCTTGGTTCCGGGAATCTTGTTTAGGATTCTCTTGAGGTTCCAACCAATTTGGTGGAAAATTGTATACGCCTTTTTCTCATTGGTTCCCTGAAGATCTTTTCTCTTCTTGAGAACTTTACCATCGGCATTGATGATTCCAAGTTTATATGCATCA